AAATCGCATATATTTTTGTTTTGTAGGGAAATCATCATCTTTATAAAATTTCATATTTAAATTAACGATATTTTTTTTATCTCTTTCTGAAAGATATTTTGATTGATGTAGTAGATTGGGGGCATTCCCCAATCTACCCTTATACGAAACCATCTGTTTAAATAATGATTTATGTGTATGTGATTCCATTATTTTCTTATAATCTATTATACTTTCAATATTATCACCATTTACGTTTAAAGTGTGAAAAAGTTTAGGTATTAATCCATTATACTTTGTTTCTCCATCTATACGCACGTCTCTTATTGTGAATATATAAAGTTGACTCATTTATATATATTTATTATATATTTATTATATATTTATTATATCAAGGATTTCTTCTCTTTTATTTTTCCATTCGCTATATTTATCTGTAAGTTTATCCAAAATTTTTTCTTTTTTATCCTCATACATTTCTTTAATATCTTCATTGTTTTTAGTCAATCTATCAACCATTAATAAATGGTCCCTTTTTAGATCTGAAAGATGGTCGCTAACTTTCCTCCTATTATTTTCTAAAATGTGTAAATTATTTTGAGACCTTTTATGTATCTTATTTATCATGTGAGTATGTCTTGCGAATAGATAATCAATCTTACGTCTATTAGTCATTTTTTTTTCATGTAATGTATTCTTGACAAATATTGTATTATTATGTAAATTTTCTTTTATATTTTTGTATTCATAGCGTATCGTTTGTAAAGTTATAAAGTTAACCCTTGAATCTTCTCTTAAATTTTCAGATAATTCTCTATATAATATTTCTGGTTTAGGGTGATGAAATGGCACCCAATGATAATGTGAAAGAGTGAATAATGAAACCAAAAATAATAGCATAACTACAATAAATACATAGGAATACTTTAAATTTAATTAATATCATATTTTTATGAATAATCTTCTAAAAATACAACAAATGGGCACTTCCGGGAATTGAACCCGGGACCTCTACCACCCAAAGGTAGAATCATACCACTAGACCAAAGTGCCAAAGTGCGTCGTCCGGGACTCGAACCCGGGACACCAGCTTGGAAGGCTGATATGCTAACCCCTACACCAACGACGCAGATATCTCAGCGAGGTTTCGATCCTCGGTCCTCCAGGTTATGGGCCTGGCACGCTAACCACTGCGCCACTGAGATAAAAAAAATTTTATTTATTATAATTATTATTTATTATAATTATTATTTTAAAGTGTCATTTTAAACTCACAATGAACCTTAATCAGTGGTTGACTTCTTTACCTTGCGCACCTTCTTCTTGACAACCTTCTTCTCTGGTTCAGGTTCTGGTCCAGGTTCAGGGTCAGAATCATCCTTTTCAAGAAACATAACCTTCGGATCTTCCTCATCATCACTTGAATCTTCAACCATATTCTCTGCCGGTGCTACAGATTGCTGACGACTTAGAGCAGGTCCACTATCAACATCGTCTTCATCATCCGAATCACTCATAATAGCAAATTCCTTTAGTCCTCCTTCAGGGATCTTTACACGAACCTGTTCTGCCTTCCATGTACATCCGAACTTACCATTCGCAACCCAGATGCCATTACACTTCATCACCACCTTAATAAGAGCACCCTTAACGATTAGCTTGGTAATATCGGTCGGATTATCGGATGTCCCGTCTACATCAAATACATTCTTATCTGCGTCATAGATAGTAAAGTCCTTAAACTTTCCATCCCTCTTATTGACCTTGAAAGCAAACGAGTCAGGATACTTTCCATTTGGTTCACCTGTTTCTGGATCAGTTGACACCTTTACCATTGGAGTGTAAAGTTCCTTTAGAGTTTCATCGGAAAGCTTTGCCTTTCGGAACCATGTCTGACTGTTTTCACTCGCCTTCGTTAGAAGCATGTTATCCATAGAACTTGCCCATGTATGGAAATCCCGCATACTCTTATTACTATCAATATCCTTCATAGAAAACTTGATTGAATACTTTCCAGAATTTTCGTTATCCGCGAAGTAAGATGGGTCAAAGGGGACCTCTACTTCGGGAGTAGTCACATAGAGGGAATTGATACCACCACCATAGTTGAGGTAAAGCATCTTACCCCCATTGTCCATCGTCTTTGGTGCGGAGATGGTGATCTTGGAAAAGTCAACCTTGCTTGGGTTCATTGCCATTCTTCTTGTTGTTCTGTGTTGTTCTGTGTTGTTCTGTGTTGTTCTGTGTTGTTCTGTGTTGTTCTGTGTTGTTCTGTGTTGTTCTGTGTTTTATGTTATTTGTTATCTCTTTCTAGTTTATTATGGTATCATATCTTTATATAAGTTTCAAATTTTAAATTCTAGGGCATTTTTACTTAAATATTTTTTTTAAAAGAAGAAGTAAAGGACATGTGTAAAAAAGAAGATTGTGTTGGAAAAAATAATAATAAATATGGTGGATTTTGCTATAAACATAGGAGAGAACATCTGGTAGATTTAAATTCTAAAAGAATTAAAGTCTCCAACTTTACGAACAGATGTTCAGATTACTTGAAGGATGATATAATATGTTCAATATTACACTTTTCAAAAAAATCCCCAAATGATAAAGGATATACTACATGTGAAAAAAAAGATTTGTTCCTTTTATTATTAGAAGAAATAGATAAATTTAAAAAATATGATAACGATGATATAAAAAAAATAATAAAAATACAGGGAAAATTTAGAAATAGGGTAGGTGAAATATTGAATAATTTGCGAGGAGAAGGTTATAAAGATAAAAATAAATGCAATAATGAAAATGATTTTTTTACATATGATACAATTTCTGAAATAGAAGATAAATATTTCTTTTCCTATAAAGATAATAGTGGATTTATTTGGTTTTTTGATATAAGATCTTTTAATAAGTTACTAGAAATGAATCAAGATAACCCCTATACTAGGGAAAAAATCCCATCAAATATTAAAGGTACTGCTAAGAAATTATCAGTATTATTAAAATTAACTTCCGAAGATGATTTAGTGAATAATGATGTTTTAAGGTTAACAAGACAACAAATTATAAAGCAAAAAACAATTGATATTTTTTCTCAAATGGATCAATATGGATTCGGATGTAATATTGAATGGTTTTTGGATTTAAATATCGGAAGATTAAAGAAGTTATATAAAAATTTAGAAGATATTTGGAACTACCGATTAAATTTATCGTATGAAGTGAAATCAAGAATATCACCTCCAAATGGTATAGCATTTAATATACCAATTAATGAAGTAAATATTATAATGGGCAGACTACAATTACAAGAAATCATATTAAATGAGGTTATGAAATTTAATAACGCGATTACAAATGAAGATAAAAAATTAGGATTAATGTATTTTTTATTAGGAATGGGGATTGTTTCTAGAGATTGTTACGAGGCACATCAGTGGATTATTCACGCATTATATTAAATAACCACCATAAATTATTTAAAAAAATATTAACATACTATATCATAATAAGTGCGGTTAAAGAATAAAAATAAAAAATAGAAACTAATAAAATGGCTAAGAAAACATCCTCCTCCAAAGTATCCAAGAAGACTACTTCTAAGAAAGTAGAAGAACCAGTTGTTGAAACCCCTGTTGTTGAAAACACAGTTGTCCCTGAAGTTGCTGCTGAAGAAAACTATGATCAGGAATTTGCGACTGTCCTAGATCAGCTTTCTGCTGCCCAGACTGTCCTCAAGTCTCTAACAACCCAGGTCCGCCAACTAGAAAAGCGTGTTGCCCGTGACCGCAAGGTTATGCAGAAGAAAATGAAGGGTCGTGCCAAGCGCGTAGTTGATCCCAATAAGCCCCCGAGTGGTTTTGCCAAGCCCGGTCCAGTATCCGATGAACTTCGTGCTTTCCTAAAACTAGGTGATGATGAACTCATTGCCCGCACCGAGGTAACCAAGAAGATCACGGAATACTGCAAGGCGCACAACCTCCAGAAGCAGGAAGACAAGCGCACCATCAACGTTGACGCAACACTAAAGAAACTTCTCCGCCTTAAGAAAGGTGACGAACTCACTTTCTTCAATTTACAGAAGTATATGAAGGTCCACTATCCCAATAAGGAAGGTGTCTTTTCCAACTAATTTAGTAGGTTGAGTTCTAGTATTGTCATTCTTAAGTTTTTGAATAAATAACCCCCCTCACCTTTAAAAATTGTATTTCTTTTAATTTTATTTTTTGATTCTAAAAATACTAACCATTTATCAGTATTTTTTATTTTCACATAATTTCCATTATTTAACCGACAGAATTTTAAGAAAGCATTAAGTCTCTCATATAGTTCTGCCCTTATAAGGAAATATGAAGTTACATTTGTATTTTTATCATTATTTATTCCTTCTTTAGCAAGGGAATAAAACAAAACTTTTTGAGCTTGAAAAATAGAGTGAAATTTCTCAATTGTTACGAATTCTCTAAATCTCTTTTTCTGATTGTCCTTATATTTTTGTGAAATAAGGAAACAATTTATTAGATTTGCCCATATTTCTGTGTATGCTTCGTGTGTATTTATCTTTGTTGAACTAATATTATACTTTGAAGTAAAATGCTTAATTATTTTATCATTATCACTATAACAATCATTTTTTAAAGCATGAAATAATTCATGTACCGTGAGTTTCAAGATTTCTTCTTTCCTCCAAATATTAATTACCGAATGATCTGATGTTACCATACATGAACCAGAATTTACTTCATTTTTTGTTAATATTCCTTTTTTAATCATCTTTTTCTCATCAGATAAATGATAATTTATCGTAATATTTGTATTAAAATTGTATATTGAAACTGTAAACTGGATATATTTTTTAAGTTCATAAAGGAAATTAGAATTTAATACCTTATTATCACTAAAAATATTTACATTTATAGTATAATTATTAAATTTCAATATAAAGGAATATTTCATATTATATTTTTCTATTTTTTTTTTAATATTCTCCGATGTATATGATAGTGAGTAGTCTGCTTTAAATTTTTCTTGAGAAAAAGAAATAGAAATTTCCTCAAATGGTAATGGGTCTACATTACTAAAGAAATCATAGAGTTTATTTAATTCAGGGGATTTAATTATATTACCTTTTATTTTTGGATATATATAATCATAGATAATACCTTTCTTAGTGAACATTATATTAATTTAAAGTATAAAAAAATTAATGGTAAATAGGTTATCTAAATTATCAATTATAATCTTTGATGGTGGATTCCGCATGTAAAGATAATAAATGCCATTTTTTGAAAAAATATAGATTACCTTTAATACAGCATTCTCATAATCGGACCTTTTAATAACAAGGTTAATATATTCATTATTATCAAGATATGTTATATCTATACTTTTCTGTGCTTTTACAATTTGTGTGTTCCTGTATTTAAATTTTCTAATTATATCCTCTTTTACTTTTTTTGGTATTGATTTATAAAGTAATGCCATTAATTTATATTCTTTTGACTCTAGAAAACTATTATAATATGAAAACAT